CCGTACAATCCAAAGGAATAACCTTTTAATGTCCGGACATGGAGAAGTTTACATATAATAGTAAGACGGCGGAGGTTCCTTCATGCCTGGATGAAGTCAGCAGTGAGCAGTACCGGCAGTTTCTTATATTGTCGGTACTGATGAACCGCGGTACGATCAGCCCCGGACAGTTCCGCGTAAAATGGCTTTCTTTCCTTCTGGGCATGAAAGCGGATTACACCATGTACCGGCGTGAGATCATCCGGGAGCTGGACGGCCAACTGGAAAAGCTGGACGGCTTTTTCTCTTATACGACCGGTAAGGAGGGCGAGCGGATCGTTACGCCCATTCTGAAAACCGGGCGTAACCTGATGCAGGATTTTGGGAGCTGGCATGGTGTCGGTGACATGCTGAACGGTCTTACTTTCGGTAACTTTTGTGATTGCCTGGATTTGTTGCAGCAAAGCAAGCAGGCGGCGACAGAAAAAGACGAACCGGCTATAAATGAAATCTTCCAGGATATCACATTAAAGCTTTACCGGTACAAGGACCCGGAGAAGATGCCGGCCGTTCCTTCCTTGCTTGCCATTCATGCGGTAAACTTCTTTTCCGCTGTTTGGGAAATGGTTCTTTCCGGACCGGTTTATATTGGTGGTGAAGATATTGACTTTCGGATATTATTTCAGAAGTTGGCATCCGAGGACCGGAAGGCGGACGATAAAACCGGCTGGACCGGAATAGTCTTTGAAGTGGCGGCTTCCGGCGTGTTCGGTAATAAGAAGGAGGTGGACGATACACCCTTTTGGGATGTATTACTTTATCTGTATAAATGTAAGTTTGAGTATTTACACCAAAAACGTAACAAGAAATGAGAACAACAACAGGAACAAAAAACAAGATTAAGCAATTTGAGGGGCTACGCCTGAAAGCGTATGTATGTGCCGCGGGAGTATGTACGATCGGTTACGGTCACACAACCGGCGTAAAACCGGGAGATGTTATCACCGAGGCCCGGGCCGACGCTTTCTTTGAATCGGATATCAGGGCGGTAGAAAACCAGGTAAACGCGCTTCCCCTTCATTTGGGACAGTACCAGTTTGACGCGGTAGTAAGCTTTTGCTTTAATGTAGGTATCGGAAAATTCAAGAAATCAACGCTTTATAAGAAGATCAGAGCGGATGCGTATGAGCCATCCATACCGGCAGAGTTTAAAAAGTGGATATACGGGGGCGGTAAGATTCTTCCGGGGCTTGTTACCCGCCGTGAATGGGAGGCGAAACGTTATCAGGGATTGACGATATGATAGATATAAAGGTTTACCGTGAATACTGGGAAGGCGTACAAAAACGTATTCCTGAAATAAAGAAGGTGCTACCCGTTACCATTGACGAGGAAATGAGTAAGACGATACAGGGGCTATCAAAAGAAGAATGTCCGGTGCTCTTTATTCTGATTCCGTCGGGAACGGGTGCCAGCCTTTCGGCTGACAATGTGAGGGAAAATAATTTATGCGTTATTTTCCTTATGAGCAAGTACGATCCCCAACGTAAAGGGGCTTATGAGACTATCGAAGAGGTGCAGCCGGTTATGGAGCGTATCAAACAAATGCTGATAGAAGATTCTGCCACCGGTTGCCCTGTCACTAAGGAACTGGATTTAACCAGCCTTTCCACTCTTCCGGAATCCGGCTTTTACCGGACGTTTGCAGGGTGGAGCCTGGCTTTCTCATTTAAAACAAGATTCTAACTGAATGGCCGAGAATTTTAAAACGGATTTTTTTACCGACCGGATCGGGCGTGGAATACAGGACATATTTCAAGCCCAACTGGATATCGCTACCAAACGGATTTACCAGAAAGGCCGTGAGCGTAGGAAAGTACAGGGAACCGGGGAGATCATACAAGGGCGATCCGGTGCATTAATGGCCGCACTACAGAACCCGAATTATTCGGTCATTCCGGACGGCGAAGGAGTAATCGCACATTCTAACCTTCCATTATATACCCGCTTCCTGGATATGAAGAAACACGGTAATTACCAGATTTATAACCGGCAGATATACGGGATTCTATATCATGACACACTCGGGAAGATTAAATATGAATATCAGGATTATGTAAGGGAAAGGATAAAAGAAATGTTTGCCAGTTCGCTAAAATAGGTAATAAAATTAATACCTAAATATTTGTAGGTAATGATTTTATTACCTATCTTTGTTTCAGTAACCAATAAAACAAAGTTTATGCCTGAAATTTGTAGATTCTTCGGTATTATTATATTCCTCTATTGGAAAGATCATAATCCGCCACATATTCATTTTACTTATGGTGATTATGAATGTTCTATTAGCGTATTGGATCGGATTGTAGACGGTCAGGCTCCAGCTAAAGTTATTGCAAAAGTAAATGAGTGGATTAACTTGCACGAGGCAGAAATACTTTCTCTTTGGGAAAAGGCCCAAAAAGGGGAAAAAATAGATAAAATTGAACCATTAAAATAAACGCTTATGTTACGAGTCGTTGATGTTGATTATATCAAAGATTACGAACTTCTTGTGACTTTCAATGACGGAAGCAAGAAGAACGTTGACTTGAAACCTTATTTGACAGGTGAGGTTTTCGGAGAGTTATTGGATAAAGATAAGTTTATTCAATATGGTTTAACTCGTGTTACTATTGAATGGGCAAATGGCGCTGACCTCGCTCCTGAGTTCTTGTATGAAATTGGAACTGCTGCATAATGAGAGAGAGTACATTATCTGAATTTGCAGAGATTCTTCGTAATAGGCGTAAAGAATTAAATCTTACACAGGAAGAATTAGCTGAAAAGGTGGGAAAGAAGCGTGCCTATATAGCCCGAATAGAGAAAGGAGAAACAGACATGCAACTTTCCAGTTTTATCAGTATTTCTCAGGCACTGGGCATTAAATTGAAAACGGAGTATTAATTTAAGGT